TAGTATTTGCAGTTATCAAAATTGTGGATAAGGACAGGGATATCCTTTTCCGGAAGATTTATACCATTATTCAAATTTTGATTATATGTAAGATATTTATTCCATTGTTTTAAATCAAATCTATTCCACATTTTAATCTCCATAAAAACTAAATTTTACCACAACATTTCTGAAATGAGCCAAGCCGGTCCGTCATCAGGTTTGATCTGCCTACAACTCACAGCATGATAATAAGCCTGTTCTCTATTCAGAAATTCTCCATCAGTTGTTATAAATCCTTGTTCAAGTTCTTTGTATCCTATTTTTGGTTCAAAACCAAGTGCTGCCAATTGTCTAAATGGAGCATCGTGTCTCAATCCACATAGGATAACCTCTTGATCAGTTTTCTCAATATAAAATTTAACTGCAGCTGCTATAATCATTTTTTACCGTATCTCTCCTTAAGTTTATCTGTTAGTGTTACTGCCACAACATGTGTTCCAAGGTAATAATTAAGGGCAGTACCGATTAGATCATATACCTCGTCTACAAGGATATTTTCAGGTAATTTAAATCTTATTGATTCAATGTCATTCTCAGTTAACGGTACAGGAATACACAAGTCTAAGTCTTCAGCCATTTTTAGCAAATTAACAGCCCTATCTTTTGTTTTGGTTAATATAGGATATTGAGTTGTTGCGCTTGTATAAAGTAACTGTGCACTCTTTCCGGTACCTCGATCTTTGATAATTAAATTTGTACTCATATATTCTCCTTTACAATCCAAGTTCTTCAATTACCGGCAATACCTTATCTGTTAATTCTGGATAAAATTTTGCTAACGTCTCTCTAGCATTTAATGGCTTGTCTGGTTTTGTATATCTTGCACACTCCCAGTCAATTACCATTTGTATAAAATCAGAATGTGTTTTTGCTTTAACATTATGATGAGGCATATGGAGCCTGTGCCAATAGCGTACTTTCTTATAATCAAAAAACATATATAAGAACATTTTATCTAAATCATGAAATAAGCTTCTAAAAGTATTATATCCCAATAACTGTTTCTCAATTTTTCTAAAAGCTTTTCTATGATCTGATGTATATTTGATTCTATCCTTATTCTTCATTTTTCTTCTTTCTTTCCAGTTTTATCATACCAATAATAATTAGATTTCTTCTCGTCATTCTCAGTACCTTTTTCTTTTATCCAATGATACTGCCCTTGATCACGACAAGCCATTTTACAAGCATTCATAATAGTTGTAAAATTATTTGATTTTAACATCAACAATTCCATATCAAAAACTTTGAACTCTCTAATTAGTTCTGATTTTTCCATGTCTTTTTCAGACACCCCATAGATATATATTGTATGAGTCCACTCATAATATTCGCATTTATTGCATATAGAAATTAAGCTATTATCTTGAGTGATTCTATTAATAAATCCATTTGCAATCTTAGTCAGATATTCCTGGTTGAATGAAGAAACAACATCATCATTTATTTTGTATGTAATTTTATATGTGCCTGTTGGACCTTCACCATATTCCCCATAATACTCATTTACAGTTTTAATACCTGCAAGCATTTTAATTGGTCTTGGATTATTAGCAACAATTCCAACTTTCTTAGCGTATTCTAATAGATTAGGATATTTATCATAATTTCCAAACGGAATGCCGCATTGAACTGTAAAAGCAACTCTAAAAACCAACCAAGTTTGTCTCATATTTAGTTTGCCACTAGAATCTATAAATACATTTTCTGTCTCTCCATTTTCGTATAGTTCCTTAATTTCATCAGGATTGTAATATTTTCTTCCATTAGAGTCGTACCATCCAATGACATCAGTGTTTCCACTATACGAATCCATTTCATCAGTTATTATATAAATTTTATCAACAAAACGTTTTTTTTCATTCTTCAATTCTTCCATACTTTATCTCCAAATAAAAAGTTTATTCTATACTCCCATAGCAATCATTGGAAATGCAAATGCCCATAAACAAATTGGATTTTTTGTAAAATATAACGCTACAGATACTGCTATTGCAGTGCCAACCCATGCTGCTACCTTACTTACTGTATTATTATTCATTATTTTTCTCATTTCTTTCTAATTTTCTTCCACAATACGGACAGTATATAAAATTATCAATATTTGAAGTTAGCTTAATTAACCCTTTTTCTTCTGCCTCTCTATATAACTTTAGTTCTTTCAGCCATTTAATGAGTTGCCAATGTTGTATCTCTATTATTTTACAATTTGATTTTATATCATTATCAATAGAATCAACTGACTCAAAATTCATAGCGCTACGTGCTCTTTCCACTATTTCTTCTTCGTAAGCAATTGCTTCATCTAGCGTTATTCTTAACATTTTTCTTCATCTCCTCTAACTTCTTCTCTATCGGATTAATAATCTCTTCCAATACCTGCTGCTCATAATTTTCTTTCCAAAATTTCTCTCTTTTCCAAAACGGAACTTTTTTAACTTCACCTATTGAATCAATACACGCCATAGCTGTCAGTGTTCCCCAGCATCCGTCACATGCTCTTTCATTGCACCAGTTTACAAATTCTTTAAATTTCATTCTTCATCTTCTCCAATTTCTTCTCAGCTTCTTCACGAGAAAAATAAACCTTTGCTTCTTGCTTCTTTTCTAAAACTCCGTTAATAATTTGTAAATGAAAGCCTTTTTTATCAATATGAAAAGCATCCACTTTGTGTTCTACAATTCTAAGAGGTTTTCCTACAATATCATACATTGTATCTCCAACCTTACACGGCAATCTCACAAGCAAGCCCTGTTCTTCCAAGTCTTTGTAAGATTTTAATTCTTCAAGCCACTCCGCAAGTTGCTCATGTTCTTCTGCACATTTTATACAATTAGCCTTCATATAATTTTCTACAGAATCATTTGAGTCAAATTTTTCTGCGTCATTATAATTCATATCTGCTACTTCTTTTGCGTGTTTAATAGCTTCATCAAGTGTTAATCTCTCCATCTACTTCACCTCTCCTGTAATAATTCTTTATTGTCGAAAATGTTGCCAACCGGCATAGCGTATACCATGTCAATCCAATACCCTAAATCTTTTCTAAGGCATTTGTCTCCCGTCCAATCTACATAGAATCCGAGATGTTCTGTTTTCTGAGAATCAAAACAATTTTGATAATATCCATATTTGATTGGAGCATAGATTTCTCCGAAATGATATTTGATAATATCATTCTCCCAAATTTTCTTCCCGTTCTTGTCGCAAAGTCCTGTGAACCGGCAGATGGTTTCTGGATCAACTTCAAGCCACCTAATTAAAGGAGTACAAAAAACCTCAAATATATCATCAATGCCAATGGATATATCAATTCCAATGAATGTCTTGCCATTGCATTCCGCGTAACATCCCTCAACCCATTCACAATTATCAATCCGCTTTGCCTTGAAAAGAATTTCTCTCATTCAACTCCACCATCTTCTAAGATTTTAATAGCATAATCTATAGCTCTGTTCCATTCCAAGTTCTCATCATTGGAAACAATACGAAATCTGTCCATAAGCGATTCCGTAACTTTTTCCGCATCAAATGCTGTCGGCTGTCTGTTAACACAATCAATAAACTCTTTCTGGTCAGAACTAATACTTGTGCCAATTTCCCAAATTTTGATGTATTTAATTAATTCGTCTGCGTCGATTAACCGCATTCCTCATCCCTCCTTATATGGCTCTGGATAGTCCATCCATGCAACTACTGTTCCCCCTAAAACTTTTTTATCCGTTCTCCAAATTCCATCAGTAGTATGCACCTGCTCTACCAATACTGTTCCATCGTCAAACGCAACTGTAGCAATCACGTATTTAGATGTTTTCTCGAACATTCCTCTTTTCCAGTTGTCCGTTCCTTTGAATTTCGCAAATATAGAATCATGTTCTTCTGGCAATCTCTGACTGACCGGAATCCAACCATTTTCTTTCTCGTCCTGTTCCAAATCATTCAGAAGAGTATTCACAATATCCAGCGCACTCCCTGGAAGCCCATGCTTATACTGTGATTTCTTTTCTATCTCAGCTTTGTATTGTTCTAATCTGGTTCGTACTCTGCTCATACAACCACCTCTTCAAAATGCTCATTTAGTATTTCTTGTGATATCTCAATCCATCTGTTAACATTTACTCCGTCAAGATGGATTTCTCCATCAATAATTTTTTCATTTCCTACTTCGTAAACTTCGCCAACCTCAATTTCCATGTATCCGTCAACGTAAAATCCATCACCATCGTATGTATCTAACGTGAACGCTTTCACGCATTTATACTTCATGCTTCCACCTCGCTATCCTCTGGCATCTGGAACGTCATTCCATTTTTGAGCATTTCTCCAAGTTCTCCCGCATGTGCTTTGTTTTCTTCCGTTTTTTGCTTCATACTTAATATCCTACATACTTCTGTAATTACATATTTTGTGTATTCCGAATCTCCATAGGCTTCCTGAATCATGTCCAGTACTTTCATGGCTTTTTCTTTGGTGGAATATTTTCCTAAAATAAAATATCCTCCACTTCTCTGTGCATCCTGCAAACTCCAACATATAACATTCAATGAATCTGGGAGTTTTAGATTAACTACAATGTTTTCAAACTTTACCAGTGCTGTTTTGTCCTGACTTCTGATTAACATTTTGTGTTCTCCTCATCTCTATAATTCATTACAATTGTAATTACCTGTACCAGAACTTTCTGAATCTGATCGTAAATGTGATGATCGTCAGTTCCGAAATGAGAGTTCAGTTTTGCATCTTCCTTGCCTTTCTTGTAGCAATCTTCCATAAATTCAAAACTGTATATATCATCTTCCTTAATAATTTCACCATTATTTCTCCATTCGGCAATCATCGCTTCTTCAACCAGTGAATTTACAACCTTATCTGAATCCTCATTACCGTTCAGGCATTCTACGCAACGGTCAATAAATCCTAACTTGTCAGCGTACATATACGCTTTTGCTGTTCCAGATGTATACTCTCTGAATGCCTGCTCAACCTGCTCTTTGAAGTCCTCTGGCAGATTGAAAATATCTACTTCCAGTCCTCTTGGAAGATTTATTGTGTATTTTCTCATTTCGTGCCCCCTTATTCGATGAAACTCGTTCCGCACTGACAATGATAACTAATATGTCCGTTATACTTACTTACATTTGCAATTACCTTTCTGCCGCATGAAAAGCAAGTTACCTCTTTCGTCAGTGGCTTTTCGTATTCTTCTACTTCTTTATCTTGAATGAATCTCTGACCGCACCAGTGGCACTGCTTAGTGCTGTACGGCATCTCTCCACAAATAGGACATTCTGGAATTATTCCGTAACCATCATTTATGATTGGAAGTTTTATCGGCTCTCGCTTTGAATAGATATTCCAGAGTTCTTTTCTGCGGTTTTCTCCGTCTTTCTCTATTAAAGCCTTGTACTTCTCTTCCTCTTCTTTGTCCCAGTAAATGACACAAGCTTTATCTTCTGGTGAAATGTCTTTGGTGTACGGCTGTGTCGTGCAATGATAGCCTGTTTCACCCTTTCTTTTTCTTGACTGGCATCTCACACAGCCACCACATTTTTTATCCAACAATTCTTCTGGATAAATGCTTGTGCTGGAACGTCTTTCTCTTTCTGGCATTCCGTCGCTGAATTTAATTTCACTCATTATTTACCCTCCTTTTTCAACATCGGAAACAACCATCCGGTCTTTTTGTTTGATGCAATCCAATCAAAATTTAACTCTGATAATTGATACTCTTTATTGCATTTCTCACAGATAAATCCACTCGATTTACTGTATTGCGCTATAATTCCACCGCATCCACATCTACAGTGTCTATAATCCATTTCCATCCTCACTTTCTCCATGTAAGCAACTGACACGCTATTGTGCAGTTAGTACATGATTCTAATACTCAATAAAATCAGATAATTCCATCTGACCAACTACATTATTGTCTTGCATCCACCATAGATAAACTTCTTCGCCACAACTCCACTTCACATCTTTTCCGCGCCGCTTGCGTTCCTCAATCATTCTGTCAAAAGCACGTATATAGGCTTGCTTGTACTTTGGAAAATCATACATTTCTTTTTCCCTCCATTTCTTTGACGCAAGCGGACATCCGATACAGCCAACTCTGTCATATCCACATTTGTACAGCTCACATGTTTCTATATGTTCTGAATTAATAAACTCCCATATATCAGAATCTTTCCAGTCAATGATGGGATTGACAACCATTTTGTTTTTCTGCATACAAAGTTCATTCATTCTGCGATTGGCGTCATTGTCGTTCATTAGCATAATTGATGTGAATTTTTCTTTATTTGCCTTTGTTTCACCAATTTTTTCAAATTCTTCTCTTTCTTTTCTCTGCCTGCTTTCAGCCCATCTCACACCAGTAGCAATATATCTATTTGCACACCCTGTTTCTTTAAGGACTTGACAGCAGTAGCGAACTTGTCTTGTTGGTGGCATCAATTTTAATGGAATCAGTTTCCACATCGTGATATGTTCGCCTTTATACTTCGGCATTTCTATTTCGCATTTAATTCCTTTTTCTTCCAAACTTTTAAATACTTTTCGTATATGTCGTACAGTTTTCGGTGCATCTGCTGTAGTATGGCTATTATGTACTTCAAATGGTATGTCACTCCTGCGAAAGAGTTCTAACATCACGTCTGAATCTTTCCCACCGGAATATGTACACACAAGAGGCTTATTATAATGTTTTAAAGATAATTCAGATGCAAATTGTATTCTTTTAATTGCTTTTTGTTCTAAATCCATAATATTTACACTCCAAATCTTCTGACCAATTCTTTATGCATCAGTTTTCACCTTTGAATAACTCAATCTATACGCCCTCTGCTCTGTCGGATCCTCGCTAACGAGAAATCCGTTGTCTAAAAGCAAATTAAAGTGTTTTCTGGCAGTAGCCATTGAAATGTCTAATCCATCTGCGATATTTCTTGTAGACGGCATATAGTGGTGCTTTCGGTAATATTTCAAGATAAAGTGATATACCGCTTTATACATCTCCTGTCCCTCTTTGTGTTTACGCTCTGTATTGTATTTTCCCATCAGTAACACCTCACTTAATCGTTAATGCGGAATCTCAAATCAAGATTCAGTTCCTCTTTGATTGATCTTCTGTAATCCTCCCAGGTTGCCATATCATCCATCAGATAATCAGCCCCCCCCTGTCCATGCCGTCCATGAATTTCTGACAGCGTTTCTGTCTAAATCCGAAATCATCATGCAAAACGGCAATTCCAAGGATTGCAAATGTATCAAGTGTCATTTCTTTGATCTTCTGTGCAGCTTTATCCAGGTCTTTACTGGCTAAAGAGGTATGTACTCCTGTAATTCCTCGGAATTTTATTTCCCTCTCAAGTGCTTCTATACCGCCATCTCTAACAATTCTGAGTGCCAGGTCAAGGCCGTCCTCTCTCCCTCGCTCATACTCCTTCATTTTGTTCATTGGTTTTCTCCTTGTTCAGATTTTTAGCTTTCTTATGCATCTTGTCCAGATAATCCGCATAGGCTGTAAGCATGTGATCCACAAAGCCGTTTTTATTATATTTGTCCGATACAACGTGTATCTGCTCAACTACCTGCTGCCAGTATTCGTCCCTTTCTTCTATTCCGGCAGTTTGAAGGACCAGTGCCGGAAAGTCGATTTGTAAAAACTTTATGGTGTTCGGTATCTGCTCATGCGTCACTCTCATACTTATACACCTTCTTCTACCTCAAAACTCTGTTCAAGAAGTCTCTCGTTATCCTTGCTAAACGCCTTTATATAGCTCTGTTTTATCGGTCTGATAAAATGTATGCCGTTAGCTGATTTAGCCCGGGAAACAGCCACATAGAACTGTCCAGGATCCCAACAACAAGGATCAATATTGATCTTTTCAAATGTCTGTCCCTGTGATTTATGAATACTGATTGCCCAGGCAAGTTTTACCGGGAACTGAGAGAATGATCCAACTTTCTTACGGACAATCTTCTCTTTCACGATCTTCTGACCATCCTTTTCTTGTTCAGATTCCTCAATAACCTGTTTCTCAATGTCTTTACTGTATCTGTACAAGTTAACTGTTTTACCCTTATCAGTCTTGATAGCCAGATAGGATTCTTCAAATTCTCCGTTATCCACAATTTTCTGAATGATGCCAATCGTTCCATTGACGTAGTTTCCAAACAGATCATTGACTGTAATCATCACTTTTGCACCGATGTTAAGAATTAAGTCCTCTCTGGCAAATGCAATGTTCTTAATATCAGCAGACGTTAATTCTCCGTCAACTGCTGCATGAAACACTTTTTCGGTCTTTTTATCCAGTTTTCCGAGAAAAGTATTATTAATCCGATCAGCTTCAGCATTTGTTCCGACCAGAAACGGTGCTTCTGGTATAACCTTGTCTGATTCGTTATTCTCCAGATATGCAATGGATTTTCTAATATTATTGCCATATTTAATATCATTCAGCACATACTTAAAACCCTCATCATTCTGTCTGCATACCTCATCAAGTTTAATATATTCAAACCCCATTTCTTTCCAGTATTCAGACATGAAAGCATATCCGTGTTCGTACTTTCCGCCCTTTCCATAATCAGATCCATACATCCGGCAGAGGATTTTACGATCATCTGTCGTGATAACTGGTGGAAGCTGGTAGAAATCCCCGATTACGATTAGCTGAATATCTTCTTTATCCTCTCCGCTCAAAAGTCTGTCAACGGCTCTCTCTTTATTCTCCGTGATAATTGTCTTTGCAATCATATTAAACAGGTCGAACCGGCACATGCTAATCTCGTCAATAATAAGAATATCCGCTTCCTTCAAAAGTTCAGCTCTGGATTTCACTTTTTTCTTGTAATCCTCAAATTTGATTGAGATATTCAATGCACGATGCACAGTAGTCGCTCCATATCCGATATTGTCCGCAGCTATTCCAGTAGTAGCAGATACCAGAACGCTTTTACCAACTTTCTCTGCTTCATTAATAAACGTTTGTATAACCGTTGTTTTACCTGTTCCTGCGTCTCCTGTAAGGAAAACATTACTACCAGATAACATTGTATCCAATGCGTACCTCTGTTTTTTATTAAGCTTCTCTTTTTCCATTTTTGTAACCACTCCTTATGCCTTAGTAACCAATTGTAACAATCTGAATTTTCATGCAATTTAATTTTATTTTTTAATTTGTGTAATCATTTTATTTTTGTAACCAATGTGTAACCAACTTTTCAACCACCTTTGTTACACCGCAAACCCTTATTTTATGCGGGTTTCAGAGTTGTGTAACCGTGTAACCAATGTAACCAAGGTTTTCCTATAGGAGATTGCAATGTATATATGATTTTTTTATATATTTTTTTATTCCCTATACACATGCTTTTCCGCGGGTTACATGGTTACATGGTTACAAATCACGAAAACGGAACACTTGTTCCAGTATTGGCAGGTATAAAATCAGCTTCAACATGCTCATTTTCCTGTTCGTCTTCAAGATCTTTTATATCAATAATCTTTACAGCAACAAGTCTCATTACACTTCCCCCATCTCTTTTTATTACCGTATCCCTTTTTCCTGTATGCTTAATTAATTCTCGATTAATCGCCCATGCTGAAAAGGCTTTTCTGGAGAATCCGTTGTTCTTTAAGAGATTTTCAAGAGGTTTCGGATAAAAATACACATATACATCTCCATACTCATCTGGTGTTTCCTTAAATCCCCACTGATCGCAACTGAATTGCGCATCAAAGTGCTGCCCGTACACAGAAAGACTTTCGATGATAAATTCATAGCATCTCTGTCCTTCCGATACGTCTTTCTTGCGTGTAGGTATGTCCACAACATCCTCGACTGTCAGCTCACGTCCATCCTTAAATATGAAATCTGTAGCTAATTTGTCAGCCAGTAGGAGCGTGGATATAGCCATGACCTGTTTTGCCGGAAAATTATATCCATCAAAGCCCTTTTCAATCTCAGACTTCATTTTTTTTAACTCATCCGGTGTAAATTTTTTAAGATTTCCAACAAATACTCTTCCAGCAAAACCATAATTTTTCATTACAGTGCTGTTAATCTCTGCCGGATTCTCGTAAATATCCTCGCAACACTCAATTTCAACAATTCTGTTGATTGCTCCACCGGAATCTGCAAATTCTGAAATAGGATTCTCGCCGTTGCAAATGGTTACATTACTCCATGTATTCTCCTTAGCTGTTCCGAGGTCCTTATTTGATCTTCCTTTTCCTTTACCGGAACAGAGATTGTAAATCAATGTTTCGTAGTTGTCCCTAATATATTGAGAAGCGTTCTTAGAGTCATCGAGGATCATCGGAAAGTTATTAAGCATGTCTGCCCTTGTCTCCAATGACGTATCTGTTGACCGGAAATTCCCAACGTAGGATCCTGGCGACGGGTTTCCCCAGATAGATGCAGCTATGTTGATCGTTACTGTCTTGCCGCCGCCTGTCTGTCCATAGAAGTCTACGATGAACGGCAATGCATCAAGCGGTTGTACAAGCACACTTGCAAAAGATGCTGCCAGTGCTATTCGTGGTTCTAATCGTCCGCACGATCGTAACTGTTTAGCCAGAGTCACCCACTTGAAGTAGTCTCCACTTTCCTGTATACTCTGAAATAGTGTTTTAAAGCGGTATTCGCCGTCAAAGACGATTGAAAGGTCGTAAGGTACAAATACATTGCCATGCCACCCTAACTTGCTCGTAGAGTGCTGTATGTCGATCATATCGGCATTATACATTTCAACGTCCGCCAGATACTTCACAAGAAGCCTTGCATTCTCCGAGTTGACCTGCACACCGAACCTTGCAAGATTAGTTATCGCCCTGGAAGTCACAATGTCGATTTTTGGAACAGTTATTTCTGTCCAGTATCCATCTCTTTTAAAAGCCACTGTGATCTGTTCTTCGCCTGTCTCAATATTTTTCAATCGACGTATCGGCATGATTGGATGGTGGCATACAAGTTCTCTCGCCTTGGATGTTTCAGAAGAAAATATTCCGTTTTCTGTAGCTATCCAGCTGCCACAAGCCATGTTTGGATATTCTTTTCCAATATCATCCTCATAAAAGTTTGTGATATTTTCAACTAACTGCATAGAACGATTTGCTTTTTCTTCTTTTTCCTTGTCCTGTTCTGCTTTCTGGAATTCTTTTATGAATTCCTCGGCTATGCTTTTTGCTCTTACACTCTTCGCCCTGTCCATTAACTTAAATTTAGCTTCCGAACGGTCGATTTTACTTTTTATTGAAAAAAGTTCTTCATACAGTTGCTTCTGCATAAAATCGTTTGCTTGCAAATTTTCAATATTTTCAAGAATGCTTCTCACCTCCTGCCTTAGCTGACAATATTTCATATCTGCTTCTTTCTTTTTCAAGGTTGAACTGGCACATATACCACTCTTCTGAACCAGGAGGGAAGGTTTTTAGCGCTGTTTCGTACATAAGTATGTTCTTTTCTACCTGCTCAAGCTCATTAGGATCCTGAGTGGGATTACATTTTTTTGATTTGATATCTCGCACTTCATGTCTAATCTGGTTGCGGCTTTTACCTTTTTTTGATACATAAGTACCGCCTAGCTCAATGAATGCAGTGCTAAAAGGAACAGATTCATATTGCATCACGAAATCAAACACATCACCGCCGATTCCGCAGCCAAAACAGTAAAAGGAATCATCGTAAATCTTACATGACGCTGACTTTTCCTTGTGAAAAGGGCAACATATAAAACCGGCTCTGTTTGGCTTAAGCCCATATCTAGAAAGAATCTCAGGCATTTTTACCGACTGTTTGATTTCTTCTTTTGTCATGACAGCAACTCCACGATTCGCCGTCCGGTTTCTTCCTTTGTACAGAATTCAAATCGGACGCCGTATTTATCTCTGATTGTGCAAAGAGACTTATATAGCTGACAGCCGTCAACAGCCTTATCGGATATTAAAGTTTTTACTTTTTTGCCGTTTATTGTCCTCCAGATAACTTTGTGTTTTCTTGGATTCTCCCAAAAATACACATCACCAACTGATTTGATATCTGGCCCGTGTTCACATAGAATAATCAGCTGAATACCTGCTTCACGCGCTCTGATAAGCTCTGCCTTGAATCTTTCGTGTTGCTGGCAGACATTTCCACATAGCTCCTGTAAATCCTTTTTACGGTCAATACAGAGCTTTGCATTGTCCAACGACTGATAATCTCCGCAGTATAACTTTGATCGGAAATACTGTACTCCAAGACTGTCAAACTGCTTTTGAATCCGTTCCCATTCCTTTTTATGTTCTCTTGTGTCTGTCTGTATAACCATTAAAAACACATCCTTTTAATTGAATGGAAGCTCTTCCTGTACACTATCCGGAATACTCATAAAATCAGTTCCTGCTGGACTCGCCCCCATAATAGCTTCTTCTTTCAGATGATCGTCATACGCTTTTGTGGTACGCTCTTCTGGAATATCTGCATCTTTGATTCCTTCCAGGCTGCGGAACCGTGCAAGCTTGTGGCGTTTCACTTCTTTATTGTCGTACCAGTCTTTCTCCAGACGGAAGATGCCACCGATCAGCTTGCCTTTGAACTGCTGCCCGAAGTTATCGCCCCACTTAACAGCAAAGCCCGGATTTGACTTTTCTACGCATGTAATGAATGTTTTGAGATTACGAACACCATAATCTACACTCTCGTCAATAACCATGTAGTTTGTGCCTGCATTCGGGTATTTCTTGTCTGGACGAATATCGTTCTCAAACTGCTTCATAAAGTAACCTGCCTGCTCGTCTCCATCTGCAAAATCAAACAGAATAACGAGCATATTTTTAGTTTTTCCCTCATCGTCTGGTTTTGACTGACGTTCAGACACCTGTTTAATCACCATTTTATGACCGCCAAGCTTAATTGGTTCAAATTCTCCTGCTGCCTGTGTTGTATCATACATTGCCGGTTTATTCATCTTTATTCTCTCCCTTTCCTAATTCGTAATAATCTCTAATAATCTTGTCTACCGCTGCCAGATCATTGTCTATGGTCAGTGAATCAAACATACCAATCGGTGATTTGCTGACAGCTCCCTGACTTGCCTGAGTGACAAATAAATGCTTTCCACTCTCTTCAATACAGCGGAGAACAATCGTAAAAAGACCTTCTAAACAAATCTTTTCGTCAAGTAGTTTTCCGATGGTTTTCGGCTTCACATCTCCAGAATCATCCTTTTCTTCATGCATCATCATATATACTATCTTGTCCTGCGGCACTTTCGTGACAATAAACTGGATAAGATTCCAGAAATAGTCTCCGATATCATTGTACAGAGCAAACACTGCATTACCTTTTCCGGAAGAAGCGTGTCCACGCATAAAGTGGTTTGTGATAAGATAACCTGCATCATCAATTACAATTGACTCTGCTTTTGATGCGATCAGGCACTTCATTACCTGCTGGTAATCATCTGTAAACCATCCGTCAATCTTACCTTTAAACGGAAGCGGCTTATTTAATACTCTGATAAGGTTCCAGCTTTTGTTTTGACAGTTTCTGAGACTGGTACTTTTGCCGGATCCAGATTTTCCTATAATTAATACAGGTGTTGCGATAAGTCATCCCTCCTATCATATTTCCATATATATCCATTTGCTGTTTTTCTTTTTCCTTTGCAACAATCACATATATGTGAATTTTTCAATCCCAAATGTCTTGTTGCTTCTCTTATAGATTCAAATTTGTTAATTACTTTTCCAAATCTATCAATTTGCAATACAGGAACGTTTGCTTTCTTTCCATTCTTTATTGCATTTTCCTTGTAACATGGTTTGGAATAATCAATACTAGAATGTCGGTTTTTAGCACCATTTCCATAATTCATGTTGTATTTTGCAGAGCACCATTCCAAATTATCCAAACAATTATTATCCTTATTTTCGTCTATATGGTTAACCTGTGGGAAATTATTGATATTCGGTAAAAATGTCTCTGCCACCAACCTATGAACCAAAAGTCTTTTAGAACCTTTTTCATTAAATAGTTCTACTGAATGATAGCCTGTCTTTGATATATTGTGCTTCAAATAACGATTTTTTCTTATGCTAAAGACATTTCCAAATTCGTCAATCGTATAATTCGGATAACACAATACTGGTGTTGCCATTGTTATTCCTCCTTATACGATTTCTGAGCCGCTAAAAGCCCATTTAGAGCCTGTACGTAGCTCGCCAGCGTCCTCGCCTTATACGAACTCTCGATGTAGTTATCAGCTACAAGGGAAAGCTGCTCGTCTATCAGAGCAAGGATTTCATCAATTCTCTCCTGCATCTTTTCTCACCTCGCTAAAGAAACAGTAAACATTGTCAGAACCATCTCCCCGTGCCGGATTCTGCTCGCCATTTGGAAAGATTCCACCAGCGCAATGATACTCAAGATGATTCAGATACATGTCCGGGTTCTCCCAGTCAAGAATGTACGCTTTCCGCCTGTTCAGCTCCTCCAGAAGCTCGTTCACTGTCGTTATCAATTCCATTGTCGGCAAGAGCTTCAATTCCATTTGATTTAGCATTTAACGGGCACCTCCCATCCATTAAGAGTCTAAGAAGATGTGCTTTTGCAAGTTTGCACTGATTGGCTGATTCCTCTTTAAGCAATTCATTATCAAAATAGATTGTATAAACGCCATCCATTTTCTTTCTAGGCTCCCACTTTGAATTCATAATGCAGATAATGCAAGCATGTACATGCGAAGTGATGTCAAACGAAACAAAATAATCTGTTTCGTTCGAAACTCTCCACGCTAATTCAAAAAGCTCTTTGATTTCTTTTTCAAACATTTCCGCTCTCCTTTCTTAAAGTAGTGCTAAATACGTAAACAATGCGAATACAATACCCGCCAGGACTTGCTGCAAGTTCTTCTCCCACATCCACACTGGAAGAAAAGTAAGCAGAATCCCAATAATCGCACTGACTACGATATCCTTTCTGTTTTGTCTAGGTGATTTCATTCTTTTCCCTCCAAAAAGAAAAAGATTACAGACTGTAAGCGATATACCAGAAGATATTAGTAATGATTAACAGCGCGGCAGTCAAAAGCCATGCACTGAACCACTTCTTAGTCTCTCTCTTTGCTTTTTTCACGATTTCGGTAGCCAGCATTGTTTCCAAATCGTTCCATGTAATCTTTTCGTTGTTTGTTGCATTTTTTTTATTTTCCATGTTATTTTTCCTCTCGCTTAATATTGACTTTTTAGCGGATAGAGGATTATAATTTACCTGTATCCACTAAGGTTGGTTTAGTGGCTTACTGCTCCGGGGCGGAGGTGTCGACTCCCTCCGGGGCGCTTATGCCAAATTTGCTTCTTTTCTTCTGTAGTAGTCCAAGATAATTCTTGAACATTCATCGACAATCCTTTGATTGTCCTCAGCTGTGTTGTCTTTGCAGTAATCATCATGTATTCTGATTACCCCAGACCCCATTTTGATTGTTTTGATTACTGCCATCAGTAAACCTCCTTTTTATGCATTCACTATGTTAAGATATGCTGTTTTTCACATTTCTGTTTCTAATTAGAATCTGCTTCTTCACGAGTATATGGAATCTCTTTAAAATCCCGATCTTTTTCATATTTGAAAATACTTCCAATCTCGCATTGGTTATATACTTCCTCAGTTACATAATAAGTAGCTGTGTCATATTCTTTTTCTTCCTCATTGTAATCACGAATATCTATTTCATAAGAATCCGAATAGTAATACACATAAGGCATTACAGTTGTATATGACATCGTTCCATCAGTATGAACTGTAGAGATTAGAACTGTTTCTGTATGCGCAGGAATAAATTCTTTATTGTAAATTTCGCCCTCTTTCAGTTTCTCTTTACAGCCAGAGAGAAAAACAATCCCTGCAACTATCGGAATAATTAATAATTTCTTCTTGATATGCGCTCACTCCTTTCTTGTGATATACTCTCCTGTGAAAGGAGAGATGTTATGGAAATTTCTGGTTCACAAATCAAATTGTTAAAACGTCTTTATAAAACTGATATACTGTTGTCTGATTTTTCCGATTCAGAAAAAGGAGAAATAGAATATCTTGGGAAACGCGGGTTCATTAAATACAGTAAAGAAGATACCGATTCTAGAATCGCACCAACCATTGTCTGCATTCAGTCATCCGGAAAAGCTTTTTATGATTCTTATGTAAGAGACTGCAGACGGTGGTATATCCCTGTTGTCCTGTCCATTGTTGCCATCGTAATCAGCTTATTTGCACTGTACAAATCTGGACAGGTAATCAATGTTTACATTGACGAAAACAAAATGAATACGGTCACAGCTGAGAATCCTCCAGCAAATGCAGATAACAAATAGGGGAAATTCGGATATCTGTAAATGATTGGTAATCCGTCACCATACTTGCGCAATGCTCTGTGTGCTTGTCTAGCCATTTTCCCATGTGAATAATGAGGGTCACTGTTTATGGAATCCAGAATTTCCCATTTTGTCATGTTGTCATATTTTGACGGTGTTCTGTGGAACATTTGTTTTCACCTCCATCTGCCCTGCCATCATCAGCACCGGTAGGGCGTTTCCGGTGGACGGTCATTGCTGACTTTTTTATTATTTCATCTGTCAAATTTTCGTGTTATACTCTCCTTTGGAAAGGAGGAATTTGCTATGCCCGATAATTTTGGTTTAAGTTACAGTGAACTTTCAGAAATCCGTACTATCAATCCAGAACTGGCAGCACACAATATTGCTTTAGCTTATATCCAAGCAACTGCACAAGTTAATAAATTAAACAGCGAAGATGAAGTTGATTCTTCTGATGTACTGTCACTGTCCAACCAGTATGTACAAGCCTATAACTATGCTTATAATTTTGTCGTTCATGAAAATAAGATTATAAACGAGGCTGAATAGTATTTATTAAGGTGTCTGGACTCCGCTTATACATTTCTTCCATAACAGAGTCCAGATGCTTACGGGCAACTTTACTTTCTGCGATTGTCAATTCTCCCATTGCCATTACGCAATTTTCTACTGCCCTGAGAATCTTTTCTTTATCATATCCAAGCATCTCTAAAGCATAGTCTGTAAGTCCTGCAACTGTTTTTTCTTTCATGTATTCTCACCTCCTTGCAAGTTAAGAACTTTGAACTTTTTCTTTAAAAAAATAGTCTTGTATATCATCAGCAGAAAGTTCCAACAGATTGACTGCTTTGCAAATATCTGACTGCTTCCAAAACAACTTTCCGTTGAGTTTCAGTGATAATGTACGTTCCGACCACTTCATAGCATTTGCAAAGGAACTCTGACTATCATATTTTTCAATGATTCTTCCTTTGAGCTTACTGTAATCAAATGCCATATTTCACACTCCTTTCTAGTTCAATGTTTTGAACTAATTATAATATAACACTGCGTTTTCATTATGTCAATACATATTTTCAATATTTTTAACTTTAATGTTTTAAGTCTTGAACTTTTGTTTAATATGTGATATATTATCATCAGAAAGCGAAAGGAGAATAATATAATGGAAAAGGTTAGTTCATCAGAAAGATTTAAAACATTGATGGACGAACGCAATCTGAGACAGGTTGATATTCTTAATCTCGTTCTTCCATACTGTAAGAAATACAATGTGAAAATGAATAAGTCGGATATTAGCCAGTACGTTTCTGGAAAGACAGAACCCAGTCAAGAAAAACTGGTTGTCTTAGGAATGGCATTAAATGTCTCGGAATCGTGGTTGATGGGATTTAATGTAGGACGTGCCAGAAAAGACACTTCCGAACAGGCGAGAGAAGATTTTAATCTGATTTCAAAATTCTCATTATTAAGCGAGCGCGACCAGAAAATTGTTTTAAGTCTAATTGATTCCATGCTTTCTAATCAATAAAAAAGAAGTGGGGCTTAATTGCCCCACCTCTCCAGAAATAGCTTTATGAATGTGTACAGGTACTCTAATGTGCCTATTTTTTTTATTCCGTTTATCATTTCAATAATTTCCTTCTTGTAATCCATTTTCCGTCCCTCCCAATATCGCACAATAAGAACATTTGTTCTCTTTTACATTATCTTTGGTACGATAAAACGGCATCGGCAGACAAATCCCTCCTTGCTAACTGCCAGTGATAAACCGGAATGTGCGTAATCGTAAAGAAAATATTAGCACTATCGAATATAAAATGCGTTTTACGTGGAATTATACGGTATAGCAGCACAAAAATAATCTGTATCTGGTTAGGAACGCTCCTTCTGACTGTAGAATGTCTGCTAGATTGCCGGACAAGGCTGACCGTAGAATTTTTACATGAGAGATTGCGTGTCCGACTCGGAACATGAACTATGTAACTGATTATCAATATTATTCCGACAAAAATTATAACTTTTTTGGCTAATTTCAAAATACCGCCTCTTTTTTTAGACAAAAACAACTTTACATGATGTATATAATAGCACATTTTTACATTGTTTTAAATAAATCCGACAAATTTCGAAACAAAAATTTTAACAAAAATATTCTAAAACTTTACAATATGTGCTAGAATCAACTCAAAAGTATAAGGAGGAACTGTAGTATGAGTACAGAGAAAACAAAGAAATGCAAGTATTGCAAAACAGAGATTCCGGCAGATGCCAAGGTATGCCCACAGTGTCGAAAGAAATTAAAAGGTGGAAAACTCAAATGGGTTGTACTGATAATCCTTGTCGGAGCGATCATCGGAGCTGTAGCGGGTGAAAGCGATTCGGAATCAGGTAAAAGTGCAACAACGGCTACTTCTTCAGAAAAGAAAGAAGCTGCGCCGATCGAGTATACCACTGTTTCCGTTAATGATATGATGGCAGATCTTGATAACAATGCCATGGGAGCATCTGATAAATACAAAGATAAATATCTTGAGATTACTGGAAAACTTACAAACATTGACGCTTCTGGAAAGTATATTAACTTGATGGCTGATGGAGACTTTGAGATTATCGGAGTTCAATGCTACATAAAAAATGATGAACAAAAAACAAAAGTAGCTTCCATGACCAAAGGAGAGACAGTTACTTTAAAAGGAAAATGTACAGATGTTGGAGAAGTCCTTGGATATTCTCTTGATATTGATGAAATAGAATAAATAATAAAAAAGCCGGCTCCTGCGACCAACGGGAACCGGTTTTAATAAATAAGATAATCTCGGAGAAAATCTTACCTACACTATGATTATATCATCTCCTGGATTATCGCACAAGTTAAAAAAGGAGAATGATAAAATGAATGAATCAGTATGCATCTATCTAAGGAAATCCAGAGCCGATCGGGAAGCTGAAGCACACGGAGAGGGTGAAACTCTTGCCAGACATGAACGGATCCTGTTAGATCTTGCAAAGAAAAAAGAGTACACCGTAGGCGCTATTTACCGGGAAGTGGTATCTGGAGAAACTATCGCCGACCGTCCTGTTATGCAGCAGCTTCTACATGAGGTAGAATCCGGTATGTGGGATGGAGTTCTGGTTGTGGAAGTTGAACGACTTGCCAGAGGTGATACTATTGACCAAGGCATTGTGTCAAGGGCTTTCCAGTATTCTGACACGAAAATTATTACCCCCACAAAAATATATGATCCAAACAATGAATTTGATGAAGAATATTTTGAGTTTGGTCTATTTATGAGCCGAAGAGAATATAAAACCATCAAGCGCCGACTGAACGCCGGAAGGATCTCATCAGTAAAAGAAGGGAAATACTGTGGTAACAAACCACCTTACGGATACGAAAGAGTAAAACTTGAAAAAGAAAAAGGCTATACTCTCCGACCTGTTCCGACTCAAGCTGAGATTGTAAAAATGATCTACACCTGGTATGCCGGTGATGGCTGCGAACAAATCGGAATTGCGAAGATTGCACGGAAATTAAATGAAATGGGAATAGAATCTGCACTATGCGGCGACTGGACTCCTGCCAGTATACAGGGAATTCTGACAAATCCGGTATACATCGGGAAAATAAGGTGGAATGGGCGAAAAACTGTAAAGACTATACAGAATGGCCATGTGGTCAAGACACGCCCACGGTCCAAGGACGTCCTTGTCTGTGAAGGATTACATCCGGCTATTATACCAGACGATCTGTATAATTCTGTACAGGAAATACGAAAAAAGAACCCGCCTCGCCCAATCAGTATAAAAAACTCAATCCGCAACCCGCTTTCCGGAATTGTCTATTGCAGCAAATGCGGTCGTGCCATGGTTCGCCGTCCTTATCAAAAGCGCGGGCAGGAAGATACCCTCATGTGTCCATATACGTCTTGCCCTACAGTAAGCAGCAAGTTGTCTTTGGTTGAAAAATCTGTGATTGATGGAATTAGGGAGATTGTGGAGGAATATAAGTTAAACAATGATATTAATACATCTTCAAAGGCTATTGATTGCGGAATAACTTCTAAGCAGAATCTTATACACGAAAAAGAAAACGAGTTGGAAAGCTTGAACTCTCAGAAAGCAAAACAATATGATCTGCTTGAACAAGGCATCTACACCACAGAGGTTTTTCTTGAACGTGCCAAAACAATAGCCGCATCTATCCAGTCATGCTCCGATACTATAGAAAAATTAAAAGAAGAAATCAAACATGACAAGAACATTATAAAACAACAGTCAGATTTTATCCCGCGTTGTGAAGAGTTGCTTGATAACTATTGGAGCCTTGATACGGAATCAAAGAATAGAATGCTTAAGAGTTTAATTGAAAAGGTTGTCTACTCAAAAGATACCAAAAACGCTTATGGGAAGGGCGATGAGATTAGTTTTCGGCTCGACATTTTCCCGCGAATCCAGAAAAAAAGTTAATGATATCATCTATGTGCTGGCGAACCGGCTCATTGATGTTGTCATTAATCAAAAAAGAAATTCCCGGGGTTAATTCCCCGGGATATTTTTACTGCTTCTTAATATATTTTGCAGATACAAAGCCATAATACTTTCCTGCAATACGGATATAATACCATTTGCTGCCGTTTTTATCTTTCTGGGTAAAATTCATTACCTCCACTTCATTCCCCTGGTTGAGTTTTGGGTACTTTTTAATGTTCGGGTACTCAGTTCCAGCCCAGGTACGCACATTAAGCACAGTGGCGGTTACATTCCCCTTGAAAAGCACCTGTGTCTTGTCCTGTTTTCCTGTAATGGTAGCGGATGCGGGGCCACCCTCCTTTGCTAGATATCCAGTCCAGATCCAGCCAATACCGATACCGGAAACTTTTACATGCGTCCACTTTTCGCTTGTCTTTCCGTCAATTTCAACAACGGTTCCTTTATTGATTGAACCCATAACGTAGCCATTCGGTGCCTCACGGACGTACAAGTCATTCACGGTTGCAGTTCTGATTCCAGTCTTTTTCCATGTGGCTGTATCTTCGTAGGATTCCCAATCAATCCAAACATATCCATCAATTGCTGGATCGTTGATGGAATAGGACTTATTGCGAACCGCTCCGCCATTTGCCACCACGCCAGTTACACTAGAAGTATTTCCTTCGTTTGTATAGATTCTCGAGCTGTCAAAACTCTTCACACTTCCAACATGAGAACCATTGTGAAAGATTACAAGTGCTCCGACTTTTGGCTTGCTGTGCCAAGTTCCGTTTGTTTTAGCATGATTAGTGATTGATACGCAATTGTAAAAACCTCCGCCCATGATCTTTAATGCTTTGGTGATTCCGAGAACTTTCAACAATTTCCAAAACTGAAATTCCGCACACCACGGCTGCCCCTGGCATCCTGGCTGTCCCCAGCTATTTACATCTCTTGCAAATTTGGTGTAATTGTTGTATCCTGCATTCTTTTTAAAATCATCCAGATAGGAATTACTTTTCTTTTCAAGGTACCCGCCGTTGGATGCGTAATAATCACCAAGGTTTAAAAATTCCTGTAATTTGCTCATTATATCATTCCTTTCATATTGATAAGTACATGATACAACGAGCAATTGTGAATTTCAGCCCCACATTTTTATATAATATACCTACCATGATTAAATTCTCTGTCATAATGACATCACCTCCTTACCACAAATATAGCTGTACCGTGACAAGGAGGCTATAATTTCCGCAGCTCTCTAACACATAAAATAGTGAGAGCAAGTCATTTGTTTCGTTAAAAGAAAGTATAAAATATTCCGGTGATGATTCGGCTTTCAATATTGTTTCAAGTGATTCAACCATATATTACCGAGCGGTCGCTCTAAACGTTGCCCATCCAGTGTTACTAGGATCTGGTGGCATACTCATCGGTTATTGCTTTAATCGTAATTATCAACGACAAATATATTATTCTAGTCAAATAATTGCTACGCGTACTTGCTACGGAGGTACTTGAAATTCGTGGGAAAGAATAAAATGAATTAGAGAATGCAATTAAATATTGTTTGTTTCCCATTAATGTAATTGAGGTAGCTGAATTTGCGGAAACGGATTCTTTTTTAAAGATCATTGTTTTTAACTAACCAGAAATAAAATTTCACCTCTTATTCGACTGCTGTTCCGCGTACCCTTATAATAGATTTTGTTTTCTGACACTTGAATATAGGAATCAGCTAATCCGCTATTGATTGCAGCAAAAGTCATTTCTTTTGCACTAACAGATAAATCAAGCAATATATCACCATCATCGAAAAAATTTTTAGGATATAAATTCATATATACTAAACATAGCTTTCCAAAAACGATGCATCTTGCGAATGAATTAGTAGAAATATTATCTCTGAGAGTTATTGAAAATGTCTTGCCAGAAGTCTCACTATTTAATTTGTTAATCGCCCCGATAATGGTCTTATTTTCGGTTGCCAATTTACTGATAACAGCCGTTGACATTTTATCCACGACATAATCCCAAAACTTGCTCATTAATCCGCGCTTGTTCTTTTCGTCAGTGGAATCCAACAGCATAACTTCATCATTATCTGATAAAGCTGTATCTTTTTGTGTGTAATTTTTCCAAGTATTATTAGCCATAATTTATACCTCCATTGAAATATGTTGTTTGATAAGTTGCTTTAATTCATTCAATTCCGTTCTCACGGAATCAAGCTCGGATTGTAGATTTTTAACTTTTTCATGCTCATTTTTCAGCATTGCGAACATACAGGGAATCATAATACGATAGTTCCAGTTCTCAGCCTTGCCTTTTTCATTATGATCGACAGCTAATGGAAATCTTCGGTCAATGTCCTCGGCTATAAACATCGGCATTTCTTTACCGTATCGCTCATCTTGCTCGGATAAATATCCGTCTTTGTATTTCGCCCAGATTACTTTGATTCTGTATAGGTCTTCCAGTTCGTCTTCTTTGATGGATTTCCCAAGCACTTTGTAGCGAATGGAGGATGATGAGGAATATCCAACATACAAATATGATGGGTTAAACATCATTGGATTACCACCTGTTAGTGATTTCATCCCTTCTATCATAAAATTTTGCGCTACTTTAAGAATCAAATCACCGGTTATTGATTGCAAGACAACATTTCTCTTATTTTCATATTGTGCTGATAAATCAAGGAGTCCATCAGTTATATTTCCAAATCCTGCGCTAAATATAGATTCTTTTATCTGCGCCCATTCGTTTCCTTTTATGTTTTTAAATCCATCTGTATTATTTATTTTGCAAATAACATTTTCACTAGCGTCATACACCTCAAAAGTGCCATATCCATTATTTGGACCGCCGAGCTTTAATGTACCACCCTTGGCGTAAGTGAACGAAATATATAGTTGATTGCCTTCTTTGTAGATTCCTTTGATTGAGCCATTATTAGTAAGAAGATCAAATATCTCTTCGTGGGTAAGTGCGTCCACATCTATCACCACAGGGACAGATTGCATATCCAGCTGAT